AGCCATGGTTAGCGGGCTGATCCACATCTCAAATGTGGTGCCGTCAGACAGCTCAACTTTGCGCTTGCTTGGCTGGAGATTTGCTGCTTTACGCAACCGATCAATGGCGCGAGTAGATCCAGCGGGCATGATTTGTACTTGACTATAAATTAACTATAGCGTAGCGCATTAAAAAACCCCGAAGACCGGGGTTCATTGTTTAATCCAGTTGCAGTAATTTATGCGGTGACGCTGAAGTCAAACACAGGTGCCACTGCTGGACGGAAGTTTACCGACACAGATTGGGCGTCATCAGGGTTGACGGCCAAGTTGGCTGAAGTAAGGACTGCGTCGAAGGCGACCGAGCGGCTCAGCGTGTCGTCAACAACACCGCCCGTAAACACACGGTCGATATACAGCTTGAAGGCTGCACCTGTTTGTTGGCGCTGTAGAACGTCTTCGATAATGCGGTTGCCCATATCTGCGTCTTCGTTCGTAAAATAGAACGTCGCAGATCCTGAGCCTTCGCCAAAGCCAGCAATAAATGTCCTGAATGGAACGTATTGCTGGTTGCCTTGACCGATGGTGGTTACATCAATCTCAGCGCGGGTCATTTCAAAAGACCATTCCCGCACCTGACCGACTACAACAAAAGCGTCGTAGGCAACCTGGAATTTATTGGGGGACGTTGCTGTTCCAACATCGGTTAGATCCACAGCGGATCCGCCCTCAGTGGCCGATACCTGCATCGCACCAGTGGATGCTGTGTAGCTGATGACGTAGTAGGTGGTTCCTGTGGACAAACCAGCAGGCAGCGTGCCAGTGCCTGCGCCGTTTGTAGTGGTGTTGACTAGGCTGAATTGCACTGGATCGCCTACCCTATACCCCAAATAAGTGGGTACGGTAATCGTGTCAGTTGCGATGTTCACTCCCGCAGGAGCAAACGTGCTGGACGTGCCAGCCGGTTTGTAATAAAGAGCACCTGAAGTGCCGGACAGAACGGTGGTGGCCATTGCTACGCCAAAAATAAGGGTCTCTGCGGGCACTGCCCGGCTTCTTACAGGTTAGCGACTATTTAAGTCAGCACCGTTGCTATATAACCTGTGTCAATGCGGCCTACAAAGTGCGGTGAATCTTCCGTAGCTGAAAAACTTGGTCCATTTATTTCACCTAATTTTACGAATACACCTGTAGTAGTTTTAGACGTTTCGTTAATAGTCTCTAATACGTTTACGGCAGTCGTTACCAATTCTTGGTTTCGGGCCGGGCCACGGCCTTTCTCCGTGAATACACGGATAATAAGCGCACCACGGGCATTGTCTACGCTAGAGGTCAGCGTTGGTTCGTTGGTTATGCCAAATGTGATGTTGACGCGCACATACTCGGTGGTTGTGTTTGGTGGTACGGCAGTGATGTTGTCGAAATAAACAGGAACTGCTGGCACAAGGTTGTTAAACGCCGTCAGTAACGGGTTCTCCATTGATGCCCGGATCGCTTGGTAGTTCATTTTCTAAACGCTTTTGCCAAGGCTTTGTCCATTTCTATTTTAATTGCTTTGTCTAGGCGGCCTCCTTCTGCAAAAGTTGCAAACCAGTCCAAGGGGGCTGTACGACTTGAGATGCTTTTTGGATCACCGCCGCCTGTATCCCCTCTACGACTACTGTCTTTACGTCCACCATTAACCGGGTCAAAGTTGGCTTGACCTTGTGAGGTTTGTGGGCCATCTGGAGATATTGCCCAACCTTTTGGATAGTAAGTTTTGTCATGTTCCACGGCATCAATAGCTTCCGCTGCGTGATCCGAAAAGTTTGAAATAGTAAATACAACCTTATCCGTAGTTACTTTGGTCCTTAAAAGCGTTGCTGCTGCTTGCGGTCCAGTAAACGGACCTTCACGAAATCTGAGTGGTCGGGCATCTCCTGGACCACCGTCACCCTTAACTTGCTGTCCTTGCGGGCCTTGAATTTGCCAAGAATTAGAGAAACGGCCTGTCCAACTAGGGCCTTCCTCTTGTAACTCGTCTACTGTGCGCTCCGCAGCTTTAATGGCACCGATTAAAAGAGCCGATGAAACGTCGCGGTCTAGTTGTTTGCCTATCCCAAAACCTTTAGCCATTACTGTGGCCTCACGATCAGGGTGTGGTACACCGGGTTGTCACCACGATAGGTCAAAATGCTAATGATCTTGGCTTCGCGGGTTTCACCTGCCTGCGGATACTGCACGCGGTCGGCTTCTGTTGGGTAATAATCGCCAAGCTCTGCCGTACCAATCAAAATCTTTACGTCGGTGGTTTGGTACAGTCCCTGCGATTCCTGGGGCGTTAAACGGGTAATTATTCCTTTCACTGTTGTCTCAACGTCAGCACCATATATTTCGCCCGTGCTTGGCTCGTATACACGGGGTGTTACCGTTTTGATGTACGTGATGTCTTGGCCCCAGTCATTAAGAATCTGGGCTGGAATCGCTGAAAAGGTATCGTCGATTTTTGACATGTCAACCTCGAACCACGCGCACTTGATAGCCCCCAGAACCGCCTAGGGTGAAGGCTCCAAGGTAAGACTGTAACCACGGGTAGACATCGAAAATGTTGTTCACAGCGCCAACTGCTTGGCTGTCTGTGTTGTATTTCACCTTCAGTTCGCCTAGCTCTACTTCTTCATATAAACCCTCGGTGCCCTTGTTTCCGGTTATGGCACTGGTGTCGTTTGCTAAAGCACGTGCCAGCTCGTAGACGGCATATTTGATGTCTACTGGGATAGCGGAACACGTCAGTTCCACACGGTCAATGTGGTAGTTGTTGCGGGGCCAGCTCAAGGCTTGGCCGCTATCGCAGCGGTCACCGTAAAAATTAAGGCTGTCGATCCAACGGGTTGCGCTAATCAAAGCACGGTTCTTTTGGTCGTCTGTTTTGTTGTCCCAAGTTGAAGAACTTGGAACGGTCTCGAAATAGGCGTTTGCTTCCGCCAGCGTTACAAAGCTGTTGGAGTTTGCGCCCTTTAATGTGGCATCAATTGTTGCGGCCACAAGACTGCAGGGATACTTTCTCTAATTTTAGCCCAATAAAAAACCCCGCCGAAGCGGGGCAATATCAGCTTGTACTGGATGTATCAGGCGATTGCGCTGGTGTCCAGTGGGCTGTTGACGATCAGCTCGACCATAGGAATCAGGTCGATGTCGTAGGTGGCAGACCACTTGTTAGCGGTGGCCAGGTTGCCGTTGGTGGGGTTGTCACCAGCGTCAGTCCACTTGGTGCCCATCACGTGATAGGCGGTGTGGTAGTCCACAGAAAGCACGTCTTGCTTCGAGAGCACGTTGCGGTCTGCTTCAATGCGCAGATCCTGCTGGACGCCTTCCAGAACTGAACCACCCTTCATCAGGTAGCAGCGGAACTCCTTGACGTGGGTTGCCGTGCCAGGGATCACAGTGTTGACCTGTGGGTCCATGATCACGTTGCAGCCAGCGAATTCGCCGATGCTGCGTGCGCCGACGCCTACGCCGCCACCGCCCCAGGTCACGGCGCCAGAAGCGGCCAGTGCAGAGGTGCTGAAGGTAAGAAGGCCGACCTGATACAGGTAGAAACCAACGGATGGGTGGACAATCAAGGTGTCCAGCTCATCGCCACGCTCGCCAAGAGCAGCGCGGGCCTCAGCCAAATTGGCTGCGGTCAGGAAGTTGGCTTCGCCTTGTCCTGAAGTTGCACCAATTGCCTTGTCCAATGAATGGGCAGACAATGCTGTGCCGAACAGACCGGCAAGCTGCGAGAACAGGCGTGCGCTGTTCAGCTTGTTGATTGCATCGGCAAGCTGGTTGCGGATGTGAAGCATTGGGTCTTCGCCCGCTGCCAACATTGCAACGTCGTCCACTGCATACGCGAAACCGCGATGGCAGATGGAAGCAATCTGGGTGCCCGTGCCAATCTTCTGTGGAGTCAGGTAGCCAGCGGTGCTTGTGCCCCACGTAGCTGTACCGTCCATGATCTCCTCAGTTGGAGATACTGGATTGAACTCAGGGACTTGGATGCGGGTGCCGCCTTCGCGGGCATCCAGCAAAGGATTACGAACAACAGCGCCAGACTTGATGAACAAGCTGCGCTCTTTTACTGCCTCAGACACATAGGTGCTGAGATTATTCCTCTTTACGATGTCCGCGAGAAGGACACCGCCGGAATAATTCTGAAATGGTGCGGCCATCTTAGAAAACCAACGTTAAAGGTGTGTGCGGGGTCCAAGCCACGGACTTGGTGAGACAAGCCCCACCGGGGCTACAAAGAAGCTTCCCTTTCCAGCACAGCTGCAAGTTCAGGCTCCTCTGCTTTTAGTTGCATTTGTCTCGTTATGTTAATACTACCGGCCTTGAATGGATTAGCCATCCCAGGGGCAATAGCAGAATTTGGTGTGGGCTTGGCTCCCATACCAGCGGCACTGCTGGGCTTGAAGTGGTGCTCAAAACCTGAACCAGGATTCTTTAAATTGCCTAGGTAGTTAGTAATATCTTGTTCGACACCTTTGTCCAAAATTACAACGTCGCCGTTGTCTTTTTTGTGCAGGTTGTTTTGTACCAGCAGCAGCATCTGCTCGGCGTTGATGGCACCGGCTCGGCTGATCGCTGATAGAGCTTTTGTACGCATGGATGCCTCCTCGTTGGAGACCTTTAGGTCCGCCAGCTGACGTTCCAGTGCGCTGATTTGCGTGTCCTTTTCTTGGGCGCTTTTGTTCGCTTCTTCCCAAAGGTCTTTCCACTGGCCTTGGTCTTCCAACGTTTTCTTGCGCTGGTCGTCCTGCTTTTTGTAGACATCGTCGAGCTTGCTTTTGATGCCTTGGAAACGTTCCTCGGCTTCAACTGCTTGCTGTTTTAATGCAGCAAGTTGCGCTTCATATTCAGCTTTTGCAGCAAGTGACGAGTCTTGTTGCTGTGGAGCGGTGTCGGCTGCAGCCACAGGCTGGTCAGGACTCGCCACGGGCGTTTCCTGGATGACGTGCTCTTCCATAGTCAGAAGTCAAAAGTAGAGGTAGGGGTTTCTTCCGCAGGCTTTGATGGCTTGCGCTTACGCACAGCTTTACATACCTCGGGTTCTGGTTCTGGTTCGGGCTGGGGTTCGCGTAATTCCACGAGTTCCCATACTTCAGAACCGTCGGGTTTTAGTACCTTTTCTAGTGATTTGCCCATGTAGGCATACTCCATGTACTCGTTTAGTCTACTTGTGTAGTTTACAAGAACTTATGCCTTGGCGTTTATTCCTCAGTTGGGTCGGACTCACTGTCCTCAGTTTCAGTACCAGCCTGCTGTTGCTCACTAGCGGTAGGCAGGATTTCACCTTGGACAAGGATTTGGCGGAACTCGTCGCGGCCCAAGACACCTTGCTCGAACAATGCCGTCAGCGCGGTTACGTCTTGGCCGATTAAACGGTCGATGTCAAAATCGCGGCTGATCTTTACTTCGGGTGGTTCGATTCCTACATAGTCGGCGGCTAAATTAAACGCTTTTTGTAGGGCTTGTTCCAGGTCAAGAGATACCATCGACAGCATTGAATTTGTGTCGACACGGTCCAGGCGGCGTGCGTCGGCAGATTCGGCAACAAACTTTTGCTGGCTAAGTGTGCTGATGCCAAGGGTGGCCATCTGCATCTGTAGCTCGCGGATCTCGTTGGATTGCGCTTCAAATGCGCTGGCTGCTGGTTCGACGTAGTAAACCTTGTTGCCCGGTTGCGTGGCCATTGCGTAGTTCACGCCGATAGCCATGTCCTTGGTTTGGTCGTCCCAGCCTTCCAGAACTAACGTTGGTTGGCTTGCAATGTGCAGGCTGTGGATTAGGTCGGCTTGGCGCTGGAAATGGGCCAGGTTTAAATAGGCGATGTCAAGTAAGGGCGGCTTACTTGTAAGGGTGTCTACTTTGCCGGAATATGTTGTGACCAGCGGGATTTGACCCAGGCTGTAGTCGCCTGATTCCACTAACTCGTAGTCCGAGGTGGCATCTGTTGCGTCGAAGGCGTTTGGATATGGGAAGCCTCCCTGCATGTCCTTTTTGGTTTCGACCTGGCGGTAGATGCGGTATTGGCCAGGCTCGATTACACGGATCTGGTCGTAGACTTTCTCGCCAAATTCGCCGTCGGGAACTACTGCTTTTTCTTTGATGCGGACTTGGACAAGATTTCCGTAGTTGACTTCACGGTCCAGGCGCCAGCCGTAGATGTTCTCTGGGTCGATTTCGATCCAGTACGGGCGGCGGTTAAGCTCGCGCTCTTCCGCAAGGCTGCGGGCACCCGTTGGGGCCGGAAAATCTACTAATGTATGACAATGACCGTAGTTTAGGGAGCACAGCAGCAGGCGGCGGGCATACTCGTCTAGATCTGAACCGCAGCCATCAACGTCCTTTGCGAAAATATCCGTCCAATATGGGTCGCCTACCAAACTGATTGGTTTACGCAGAATTAACCCTGCGGCGGCACGCACCAGGCGTTGGGTAAACGGTGAAAATACAGCGCGGTTTACTCGCGCTAAATATGCGGTGTAATCCTCGCGGGGCTCGATTGGTAGGAAGGCTTCGCTGTTTTCGCGGAGGTATTCCGTGCCAAGGGTCACGGCTTTCATGATTTCCCAGCCCTTCATCATGTCCAGTACCGCCTGGGTGCGGGTGAACGGGCTGTCTGCTCCACCGATCGTGCTGGAGCTTACAAGGTGGGTGCGGATCTGGCCGGGAACTGCATAGGTCATTTAGTTACCATTTCTCGCGATTTGCCCAGTAAGCGGCGGACATTTTACCTTTTTTGATATTAGCGGCGTGGCGTTTCTTAAATGCTTCGCGCCGTTTTCGGGCGGATTCGCTTTCGTTTTCCTTTTTTGGGCTGCCTTTGACGCCTTGTTGGCCGAAACGGATCAGCTTTACCGTGTCGCCTTCTTTGGCAAGCACCGCATGGCTTTTCTTTGCGTGGCCTGGCGTGCGTTTTGGCTTGTTATAACCGCTAAATTTTTCGCCGCGGTATTCAATCATCGTCATCCTCCACTTCAATCATTACTTCGATGCCGCTAGCAAGACGCACCATCAGACCTCCGAAGTCCTCGGGGTCTTGGGGCGTCATAAACGCAAATGAAGCTTCGGTAACGCGGCTTTCTGAGTCCACTTCAAGGTGGGTGCAGAAGCCGCTGATGATTCGGGTGCCCATTAGCCGTGGTAAGCAGTGACAATATGGGGCGTTAAAGATACCGTTCCAGAGGAAATGGAAGCGATCCTCATGCGGATCTGGGATGCGGGCTTCCCGCTGTAAAAGTAGACGTATTGGCCCGATGCATTGATGGTCTTACTGGTGTCGATTGTGAACCAGCTGCCGTTGCCGTTGAAATTTGCCTCTAAAGCCAAGGTGAAGTTGGCTTCGCTTGTGACGGCAGCTGCAAATGAATATTCACTGGTGTGGCCATGAACGGCGAACCAGTCATCTACGGCGGACATTGTTGCCCCTGTGTATTCGACGACGTTTGTGAACCGGTCGACAGCGGTTGTAGCGACACCAGCCATTACTTTTTGCCCTTTGGTTTACGTTTTTTGGCCGTTTTGGCCGCTTTTTTGAATGCGCCAGCGGTTGGAGCGCCTTTTGAGCCTGGTTTGCGCATCTTTTCGTCCGCGCCAGCCTTGATGCGCTTACGCTTGGCGTGGATATTGGCGTATAAACCGCGTTTTGCCATGGAAATCGCGACAGCTGTTCATATTCTACTTCTTGGGGCCTTTCTTTCCCTTGGGCTTCTTCTTTTTGCCTTGGCCGTAGTGTCCGGGCATTGATTTACTCGCTGGGTTCAGCTGAATCTACTTCTTTTTGTGGTGTTATTTCGGCTTCGATTACGTCGCTTTGCGGTAGTTGCGCGGTGACTACTTTTGGTTCTACTTGGATACTTAGTGATGGCACTTGGACCGATACCTGTTCGGGTGTGTTTTCGCCCAGGACACGTCCCAGGGAATCCAAAACTTGCGCGGCGACTTGGTAGTGGCCCTTTTTCATGGCGGCGTGGACGACGCGGAGGCGCATGGTTTGGATGCGGCCCAGCATTGCTTCGCGGTCGCGGATCCAGTCCTCTTCGGTCCATTGTTTTACTTGGTCCCAGTCGCGCCAGGCAGTGGGGATGCTGATTCCTTCGCGGGCACTGTGCTCATATACGATTTGGCGCACGCTGTGGCCGTCGAGTTGGTGGCGGTACATGCGGCGTTGTCGTGCTTCGATGTACTCTTGGGCGCGTTTATCACCACGACTGCGCTTTTTTGGGCCCTCGTAATTAACCATTGGTTTGTGTAGCTCAATACAACCTATATGAAGTTTTGCCCATTACGCCTGATTTCGCGAGGTTGAATTGTTGTAGGCATAAGTAGCCGAAGGCGTCAAATGCGTGGTCTACGCCTAAATTTTTGTTCGGTAGGCCCGTTCCAGGGGCATAGGTCAAGCTGCGGAATGATTTGATTAGTTCCTTGCAGCGCGGGTGGATGAAGCAGCGGCGCGTTCCAGTGGCGTCTAGTAATGCGGTGTTGACGGCGGTGATTTTGTCGCGTACTTTCCATGGGCTGCGTGGTGAGCAGACCGTAAAACCGGATTTTCGTAGGATGTTGTGGTCTGTGACGCCTACGCCTTGGGTTTTACGCGCACCACCCGTGGGGTCGGGGCAGGCCATGATTCGGCGTTCCAGGCCGTAGCGGCGGATTACTTCTTCCGTGAAATCCCAGGTGGTGGCGCCGCCCGTTAGGTGGATTTCGTCGAAAACGTAGAGGATGTCGTCGGTTTTTACTGCGCAGATGCCCGTCATTGGGTCCACGTTGAAGTCGACGCCTAGTAGTAGCGGGAGGATTGGGATGTCCTTCGCGTCTGTGGTGATGTTTGCGTCGCCGAATGAGACGGCAACGAGGCCGGATAGGTTTTCAAAGCTGGCCTCGAACTCTTGGCGGAAAGTTCGTGGGTCGAGTTGGCCTCGTGCAGCTTCGATTTCTTCCGGTGGGACGTTGCCGCCTTCAATCGTAGTGAAGCTCCACCGTTTCCAGTTCGTGTCGCCTGTGATGCAGTACTGCCAGAGTTCGTAAAACCAGCTGGCCGTTCCATCGGGGGTGGAAATAAATAAGGCCCAGCCCTGTTTGTCCGCTAGTGCGGGGCGGATCACCTCGAACCAGACAGCGGCGTCCATAAATGCGGCTTCGTCAAGTACCACGCCGGAAAGGCTGCGGCCTCGCAGTGCCATTGCGTTTTCGGTGCCCTTTAGTTCGATCGTGGAACCGTTGACAAGTTCCAGCTTGAGGTCCGTTTCGTTCTTGGATTTGATCCAGGCGGCGGGGACAATGCGTTTCATCACCTTCCAGGCGATGTCTTTTGCCATTCGGTACGTCGGGGCGCAATAAAAGAACGTTTCGCCGGGTGCAGCAATCGCTCCACGCAAGAGTTCGATGCAGGCTAAGTAGGACTTTCCGAAGCGGCGGCCTGCGACTAGTACGCGAAAACGTGCGTCGCTGTTGAAAACTTCACCCTGTGCGTGCCGTAGCGATAGCGGGGGTGGTGTGCGTACGGCCATGTATTACAGAAGAAGGTATTTGGTGCGTATTTTTTTGGGGCCTGTACTACAGGATAGTTGACTTTTGGGGGATACCCCCTTAGTATTACAGTAACAGATGTTTCCCACGTACCAGCAGGTTCCCTATGTCCTTCTATTGGCCGCCCTTGTTGCGAACCCGCCCCCCTTGTTGAGAACGGGTCGATTGTAACATTTTGTGACCGATACGAATTCGTATCAATCGGCATCAGTAGCGGCGGCGGCTGCCAGGGTCAGGCAAGTCCCGGCCAAGCCAGCACAGGCAACTAGTGCCACGGCTTGCCCAGCCACGTCAGGGCCCTTGGGGTTGTCAACTAGCACGCTGGCAACCGTGACCGCTGAAAAAATCGCCACGATACCGCTGATAGCGAAGACGCTGGCTGATACGAATCGTGATCGTGTTGATGAAGTCATGTTAAATCGGATTGGTGTTACGAATTGTGATAGCTGAGCGTGATCTCAGAAAGCGCGCCCGATGTGAGCGCGCATACAGGTCAAAAATTAATCTCTGTAGGAGAGCGATCCCACAAAGCAACTTTGTCCGCGCCTAGCTGTTCTCTCCAGTAGCGAGCATTACTGAGAGCAGCTTGCCTTGTGCCATGGTCGTAAGAGTGCCAGTCGGGAGATCCCTCGCCGTAGGGGCTGTGGAAAATCTCGATGAAATAGCGTGATGAAGACATTTTTAAGTTTGAGTTGTGCGGTGTGTGTCCCGCTTGATTAATACATTAGAGCATTGGGGCAGGATTTCAACGCCTAACCCCAACAATCAATTCTCAAGCTGTCACACCATAGGATTGAAGCAATTGTCGAGGTCATCTCGCAGCGTCAATCCTGAAGAACCGGCTCTACCAGTCTCGCGCCAACGCTTCCAGCTAAATAGGGCCAGTGCTTCAGCGTCAAGGAAGGTACTTAGTGTCTCGCCAGACTCCCACCATTGCGCGTGACACGCCCAGCGATCAAAGCAGTTAATTCCACCATCACCGAAAGGAGCAACGGCCCAGCTGTAGACCTTAAGCACGACGCGGAAACCATCGTCTAAGGGATCGCGCAGAATCTCCACTTCAGCGGCTAGACCGATGTGATCGTGTACGGCCCAAGGGTGAAGATACAAACCAGTGGTTGCACCCTCTGGATAACCGCAGTGGTTAACGTAGTGCAGCTGTAAAAAGTCCGAATCCTGCGATGGGGTCGGAAACAAAGTTAAGGGTTCCATCGTTCAAACTTCCTCAGACTTAACGATGTACTCCAGACCCATGGCACCGGCTAGCCGTTGCAACCGCTCAACAGCCAACTGAGACTTAAACGAGCCAGTGGCCGAATCCTGGAGACTGGAAACAATCCGCACCAAGCACCCCATGATCGCGTCACCCTCCGGCACAATCTCGACAATATGACGCTCAGCCTCGCCGTAAGGATCAGACGCTGTAACGCTATGGAATGAAATATGGAAGTTCGCAGGATTGCGAAATGTGGTTGTGGTTTCCGTTGCTGTAGTGGTTTGCATTGTTTTTAGTTGTAGTGTTTTTAGTGCGGTTAGCTCCGCTCCCAGAAAATAGGCGCAAGACGGCAGAATGTCAAACTTAACGGCTAAAGTCTTGGTTCTTGCTTAGTTGAACGCCTCTAATAGCAGCGCAGACCCAGGCATGGGCTTCTCGCAATGTCCCATTGTCAGATAAATGACGGATACCACTTCCCTCAGATTCCGTTATGAAATATGAGCCACTCCAGCTCTCGTAAGAAATGCAGCCAGAGACCGGCTTGCCGTCAACATAAGGACTATCGGGACGGCCCAGCATCTCGTTTAGAGTTTGTAGGGATCCTTCTAGGTGGTGCTTAGTTGTTCGCATAATTGCCCTTGGGTGGGGTTCCCGCTAATCCTCTCACACAATAGAAGGAACCGCAACCCCCAAACTCGAAAAGCGCCAACATTCGCCAATTGTCTTGCAAGTCCGGAAAATCTCGTTTATTGTGCTTTCGTACAGTCTCGCCACACCATGGCAACCAAAGCAGAAATCGAGCAACGCCAGTCAGTCATCCGGGGATGGCTGGAATCCGGGATCACCCATTCCAGCGCGGCAACCATGGCATCTGTCCGGTTCCATATCAGCCGATCCGTCAGTTATGACGCTATCCGTCAAGCACAGCAAACAATTGATTCCAGCGATGACGGACCAGCAGAATCCGAGCAAGACCTGGAACCGCTTTCGATTCTCGCCACGCTTCAGCACCATTTCAACATTGCCGCCGCAAGTGGAGACGTTCCAGCCATGGCCAAGCTGGTTCAATCCATGGACAAGGCCCGCGCTTGGCGCGGCTTGAAACACGAAAAAATATCCCCCCTGCAATCGCCGCACGCTTGACACCGTGCCAGCTCCTAACCTAGGGGCTGGCTCCCTAAATTTTTGCGCTGATGCAAAGCACCAGAACGCACGGCTTTTTTGCGTGCCCGCGTTTAGTGCTGCTCACCATGGGCGATGGACGAACCACCACGAAATATTTCGTAATATCCACGTCGGTGCATCACGCGACCCGCTGTGCGCTGGCGGCATGTGGTGACACGTTCCAGCTGCTTGAATGGCAAATCCGGCCCTGGCCGCTTGTGTGCGGCGATCTAGGTAAAGGCGAATTTTTAGCGTCCTGCTATTCCTGATGAATGGCGTTTTCGAGGGCCGCCAGGCCCGAGAAATAACGTTCCACCCTTTCTTTGAATCGCGTTTCAGCGCCGATCAGCTCTAATGCGGATAGCTCGCGAACTTGTGGGGCTCCGGTGCGGCGTGCCACCACGATTAACGCTCCAGCTGCTTGTATGCCGGTCATTTCACGTAGTCCCAGCGAGTATGCACCGCATTGGTCTATGTAGTTTTGTAACATGTCTTCGTTTCTTTCGCGGACGCTGGTCTTCCAGTCCACTACATATAGCCCTTTCCGGTCTTTTACCTCCAGCAGGGCGTCTGCCGTTCCAGCAAATCCAAGCGGATGCCGGACACTGAACTCGATTGCATGAATGGCGGCAAGGTTGGATTCGATCCAGCCACGTAGGCCACGGGCATAGCCTGATGCGCTCCAGGCAACCCTAGGTGCGCTTTGAATGGCTTTATCGAGGGCCCAGCTGGTGATGGCTGGTGGGCAACGTTCCAGGCCCTCCTTGTTGTCTTTTAGGCTTTTTCGTTTTTTGGCGGTTTGGATGGCGAGTTTTCTGGTGACTCGTAGTAGACGTTCCGCGTGATCGTGGGCAAGCGTTCCACGCTTTGCAGCCATGTCTCGGTCTTCTGTAGCAGTCGGTCTAGTGAGCCACCGTTCCAGGGCTTGTTGTTGCCATTCGGGTGCCGTTTCTTTGAGGATGTGCGTAACACTGTGAAAAACGCTGCCAGCGTCATCCCGATACACGCGGAAAGGGCCAGAATCATCACGTACCAGGGTATTTCTACCTAGGTTATTCAGCTTTTCCTGTGTTTGGCTAGCCATGCGTTTATAAGCTGATTTTCCTTCGGGACTATTAAGTGATATGAACTAACCCAACCCACCTTATCGCCGACCGTGATACGTACCATCGAGTCGGGTTCAGTCACTATTTTTGTTTCCGGTACCTTCACCGAGTCCGGTGAACAAGCTGTGGTATGGATGCTTGGGGTCGTCTCGGCCATCGTCCATGTACATACGTTCCAGCCTATTCTGCCGTTCTCGCTGCGCTTGTACTTGTTCCTGTGGAGACATTAAAATACTCTTTCCCATATTTACTATAGCCAATAAAAAGCCCCGTGCCATAGGAACACGGGGACTTGTTAGGTGCTAGGCAGCTTCCTTGAATGGATTACCACCAGCAATCAGCCTGGTGATGTCAAAGCCAGCATCTAGTGCTGCTTGCCATGCCTTATCCAGTACCGCTTGGCTGCTCTTCCGGGGTACAGGCCGCAACGTGTACTCCGTGTTCAGTCCTGAGCCTTCCTTGCTCAAAACAAAGTCCCATTCCATCAAGTTTTCGTAGTCTTCCATTTGGGAAAGGCTGTCAAATTCCTTGATGATCGACTTCTGGGTGATGCTCAGAACTTGAATGGTTCTTGATTCGTGGCTGTAGCAGGGCACAGCAATCGCAAACTTGACTGCTTCCGGTCCAGTGCCTTCACGGTTCATGCGGCGTGAATAGCCTGGCCCCATTTCCTGCTCAACATCAGCGGGTGATGGATCGTCAAGAAAACGGAATGGCCTGACGCTGCCGTCTGTAGCTTCGCCCCAGCACTCATAAAATTCGAGTGGCTCTTCGGCGAGTAGCGCAAAACGAACCTGGCTGCCTGCCTGGATCTTGCTGGGGTTTAGATAACCGCCGCCTGCGCCGCCTAAAACGGCCTCTTTGTTCTTTAGGAAACCCATTGAATGGCTTTAGCTGTGGGCTAGAAATGCCCTGTGCTCCGCAAATATAGCACACTGATGAGGGTGGACAGCTCCGCTACAATGAAAAGCGCCCCAGAGTTGGTCAGACTCTAGGGCGCGTATCCGTGTTTCCCTGTAGGAGTTTAGCAAATGAATCTGCTGTCGTTTGTTCGGTCTTTGCCGAACCAGTGGGCAACAGCGCCGATCTACAAAAAAGGCGTTCCAATGCCGAAAGGCGGTGAAGCCTGTGGCAAAAATCCGCTTGGTAGGGCGCACCACGACAAGATGTCGCCCGAAGCCACGGCGATGGTCATTGAACGTGAGCCCGAAAAGTTCCAGGCTGTTGGTGTCTTTACCGGACCACGCTCTGAAGGTCTGGTGATCCTTGACGTTGATGCCAACCTTGGCGCTGTTGAGTCCAAGTGGGGCAAAGACCTAGCCAAGGCTCCACGCATTACATCGCCCAAGAAAGCGGCTGCAAAGTTTCTGTTTAGCGTTCCATCCGAACTTTGGACTGAAGTTTCAGACATCAGCCTTGCCGGTAGCGGTGAAGGCTGGGAAGTTCTGTGGGGCCGTCAAGGGCTTCTAAACGGTGCCTATCCCGCTGGTGGTACATACACGCTTGAAGGTGACCTAAACGCTGTTCCAGAAGCTCCTGGGTGGCTTGTAGAGCTTATGAAGCAGTCGTTCAAGGCCAAGAACGACAAGAAAGTTACTAAATCAGTCCGTGATGGCCGCTGGTCAATGCGTTCCACCGAAGAACGCATCGCCATTGCTCAATCCTGTTTGTCCGTCATTCAGCCACAAGGCCGGGGCTCTGAACAGCTTTGGTGGCAGATCGGGGCAATGCTCCAGTCCGACCTGCCTGGTGACGAAGGTCTCAACCTGTGGCGTGAATGGTCGCTCCAGGATTCTGAATATGAAGATGACTGGGCTGATGGCAAAGATCCTTGCCTAAGTCGCTGGGAAAATGGTTTTAAGTCCCAAGGCGGTTTGGGCTTTGGAAGCCTTATCCGGCTGGCCGATCATTACGACCCAGAACGGCAACGCTTCACCCGTGATAACTGCGGCGCAATTGTTGATGAAGTTGAAGCCAAGCCTGTTTTCTATCAGCGGGTTTCGCTGTCCTTTGAGGAAGTAATTGAAAAGGCTCGGTCCTATCTGGAGCTAGATAACCCCGCTGAAATGAACTTCAAGCTGAATAGCTTGGCCCTTGATGCTGGTTATCGGGACCAATTTGCACTTGAAAAGCTGATTGTTGACCAGATTCAGTTTGAAGGCGCTAAGGGGCTTATGGATGTGGCTGCGCTCCAAGATTTAGAGGGTCAGCGTGAATACCTGATCCCTGATGTGCTCCCGCATCCTTCGGTTGTTCTGATCTATGGCGCTGGTGGTGACGGCAAGTCCATGTCTGCTTGGACCTTGGCAAAGCACATTGCTACCGGAGCACCTTTTGTGGTCCGTGGGAAGCACGTTCCAGTCCAGCAAGGCCCTGTGCTGCTCCTAAATGGTGACCAGCCACTCATCCAGCTAAAAGAGCAACTCGAAGAAGTTGAGTATCCGCTGGACTCCAACACCAAGTTGCTCACAGACTGGTCGCTCCAGCGTTATGCCCAGTTCATCAAGCTGATGGAAAAAGTGCAGCCCAAGCTTGTTGTTATTGACTCGCTGATCGGTTGCTCTGGTGGTAGGGCATTTGATGAAAACAAATCTGATTTTGCGACGCCGTTGTATTGGTTGACCAGGAATAACGGAGTGCTGTTCCCTGCAACAACCATCCTGATCATTCACCACGCCAACAAGCAGGGTGGATTTCGTGGCACTTCTGCCATTCGGGATGCTGTGGACGAAACATGGTCTCTCCGTAAACCCAGCAAAGAGGACGTGGAAAAAGGTTCCGCCCCAGCTCACAGCCGGATCATCACGATTGAGAAGTCTCGGTCTGGTCGTTCCGGTACGGCGCTCATCATGCGCCAGGAAGACGACCTGAGCTTCTCTGTGGCTGATTTCACCCCAGAGGTCGATGACAGCAATACATCGCCTTCCAGCGTCACTGACAAGGTGCTCCAGAGGCTTCGTGTTGGTCACCCCCGTGCTTTTTCCAATACAGACCTCAATTCCGATCCAGTGGTGGGTGGAAAAACTGCCGCCATTCAGAAGTCGCTCCAACGGCTGGTGAAGCGCGGCCTTATTTCTGAGATTTCAGGAACTGGTAGGTACGGAAAAAAGACGTACCAGGCTGTACTCGCGTGTGGAGAGGTTGCGTATGTGTGTCCACCCAAGGAAAACCCTTCCACTGGAACGAATCTCAGGGTGGACAGCACCCCAGAAACGGAAGAAGTGTCCAGCCTTGATTTAGGTGCGGATGCCGAGCCTGGACACATTGCAGCTGATATAGGGGGCTGTCCAGCCTCAGAGCCCAGTGCTGGTGCGGGTTCTGCCCATACTGGACACTCAGGGCAATATCCCCGCGCGAGGGAAATGGATCGTACCAAGGAAGAATCGGACGCTCTGATGAATGCGGCTTGGGACAAGTGGTCCGACTGACCTAGGTTTGTCTGTGTAGTATGTGAGGGCCTAACCAGCCTTCACATGCTGTCACAAGAAACTGAACTTAATTTCAAGCTGGCTAGATACGCAGCTAGCCTTCCTGTTGAAGTTTGTGTAACTTTTGCTGCTGCTGATACTGGTAAACGTCCGTTTGTTGAAGGCACAATTATAAATCCGTCGCCAGAAATATATGACCGCTTAAATAGTCCTGCTACTACTATGCGTTGTTATTGCGATAGTGATATGCCTATTCAGGAGCAACATAAAACTTTATCTAGTCTTCAGCCTGGTACTACCATTAAGGTGCTTGCTCAGCAGCCATCTACAAGATACGACGGCAAGGCTTTTGGTACGCTTATTAACACTTTTAAACCGGAAAACAAAAAAGTGCAGTTACTCGCGCCTGCACCAACGCAAAAACAAACCTTTACCGTTAGCAATATGCCTTCAAATTTGGTGGAGCGTATGGATGCAAAGTTGGACGCTATGGATGTAAAAAGGACGTACTTTTTGAAGAAATTAATAAATAAATTCTTGGCTGGTGACTTTGACGAGGACTTCGTGTAGGATTCTAGCGGTCCACTACTTTACTACTACTAATCAAAATCATGCCTACATTTGACGTGCCAGACAAAGTGCTTGTCGCTTCTGAAAAGATCCTGTTGAGAGACCTACTGGAGTCCCCGGCATTTTGTTACTGGGCTATTAGTTCTCTATCCAACGCTGTGCAAGCTGCACGGCATGGCTGCGAAGACCCAACCGAAGATGAAGAGTTTTTACAATTCAAGATCGAAAAGATGCTTAACTGCATTCCTACAGAAACAAAGCGTGCTTGTTTCAAGGAGACTGCTGTGCAAGTAAGCAACAACAAGAATGCTCGTGCTGAAACCGCCAGACGGCTGTCAACGCAATACAGGGTCGTCGGGTAGCCAGCCCCTTTTGATTAGACCTTCCACAACTTCTTGTTGCGTTAAGTAAAGGCGAAGGAACTTGCAGGCCAATTCTTGCAGTTCCTTCGTGTCTTCACAGCTGGAAATTTGACGAGCATACCGCTCGTAGATAAATTCGCGATTCGGATCCACTCTAAAAACGCTGATCACTACTGCTACATTATGATTCATGCTTACTCCAGCCAGTTCAATAATTGGCTCTTGAGTCAGACTGGTGTCAGGTACTGCGGTCCAATGGAAGACTGGGCCACCATCACCTACTACGAGCTAAAGGGACCAAAACCCTATTTAGCAATTGTGCGTTACACGGCGTATGGAACGGACCTGCTGCCAATCAGTCTTTGTGAAGACATATATCAGGACACGCCTGAGGATTTCTGCCGCCTGGAACGCGACATAGACATTGCGCTCAATTCTGGTATTGATGCCAGCGTCCTGAGCACCTACGCACATGAGTTCTTCCCCAGCATTACGGCACACCTTGCATAGTGTGCTACTGTAAGCAAGTAGTTCGGAGCCCCACCATGGCCCACGCTCAACTAATCAGCTACAGCTACAGCAAAGGATCCGACATCCTGCGTGTCGAAGCCATTGTTGATGATGCGGTTCAGGTCTTACCTGCAACTCAAGTAGACCCGCCAGAATTTGACTCCGCGCATTGCGAAGCAGTCATCCTCTGGGACGAACCACTAGACCATACAAACGCACCAACACGCGAACAGGTGCAGCGTATGTTGCCCTGGATTACTGACTGGTGCGTAATTCCTCCGATTGAATTTGATGACTGATCCTGTCAACGCTCCAGCGCACTATCAAAGCAGTAACGGCGTGGAGTGTATTGAAGCAATCAAAGCCGCAATGACATTCGATGAATTTATTGGGTATCTGCGCGGCAATTGCATCAAATACACCTGGAGGTATCGCCAAAAAAATGGCGTTGAAGATCTCCGTAAAGCGGAGTGGTACTTACGCCGTTTGATTTCAGAATTTGAACTTAATCCGTATGACGATCCTCTCAGATGAATTGCCCAGACTGCAACCGATCACCGCAAAAAGGTGATCGGTGGGTTACTCAAACTAAACCCCGTTTTGAAAGCAGCATTGTGCGGGGCCGTAAATGCCCCAGCTGTGGTTACAAATGGTTTACAGCTGAAGTCCCAATTATCTGCGACCTTGACTCCACTGATAGGGTTGCAGAACTAGAGGTAATAATCAAAAACCTCTTGCAAACCTCTTACGAAACCTTTCCTCTTTAATCATGTCTACACACCCATTTGACACCAGCACCTTTGCAAGTGTAAAACTCAAGAACGTTCCAAGCTACTTACAAAATGAGGCCGCAGATTACAATCTTCGGGTTGCTGCTTGGTTTGACAATTACGCTGTGAACGCTGCTCAGGTTGATCGCGCTATGGCTGACCAAGACAAGCTTTGGAAAATGCGCACTGCAGAAGGCTGGGAAGCTGATGAAGGTGGCTGGTACACACCCACCGGCATCAGCGAACACGACTGGGAACACGACTACGGAAATCCTTTTCCTGAAGAACCTGTTTGGGAAAATTACAAGGCTCTTAAACGTTGCACAGCTGGCTGGCGTATTGATGACACCGGCTGGTACAGTCCCGAAGGCCAACACGAGTCCGAATGGACAGGCCCACTTCCTGAATACACACTTCTTTGAAGACCACCCATGTCTGACTACAACTTGTTTTTTGGTGTCGAGCATCTACACCGGATCTCGACATCGATTTCTATCGCTTTCGATACGGAAACGCTCCAGCTGCAGCCTGAAATTGGCAAACTTCGCTTGATCCAGCTGGGTTGCGAAGTTAGTAAAACCATTGTCATCATTGACTGCTTTGAATTAGACGCAGGAGGCTGGGAAAAACTCCGCCTGTTCTTTACCAATGGAGACCGTTACTGGTTAGCCCATAACGCAGTGTTTGACCTTGGCTGGCTTCAAGAACATGGCATCTATGTGCGGGGCCGAATTGGCTGCACCATGCTTGCCAGTAAGCTCCACCACAATGGAACGCCTAAGCTCAGACACGGATTAGCCCATGTGGCCAAACGTGTCCTGAAAATTGACCTCGACAAGGAACAACAACGGTCTGATTGGAGCGTTCCAGTCTTAAGTCGGGACCAGTTGGTCTATGCCGCTAAGGATGTTGAGGTGTTGCTGCAGCTGGATTATCCACTTACAACAGCACTACAAAATGCAAGGCTTGCCGAAGCTTACGCATTAGAGTGCAGAGCACTTCCCGCTATGGCCCAGATGTGGCGTACCGGGCTTCCTTGGAACCGTTCCAGTCTTGAGCAGCTTTGTGATGATTACCAGCACGACATTACTGCGCTCGGTAGAGACTTTTTACGGGAACTTGATAATGCGCTTCCTGAAGAACACAAGCTTCCAAGAGAAACAGCAAATACTCAAAGACTTTCAAAGCTTCGAGACCTTGTCACGCAAATGGGGCATGAAGACTCAGACTACGAAAAGTGGTATGCGGAAATTGAACAGATTGAGACGGCGCCGCAAACGTTTAACCTCAGGCCGCAAGCTACAGGTGATGCTCGTCGTGGGACCAGGATAGAAGCAGGTTTTAATCTGAAAAGCCCCCAGCAATTGTTGAAAAAGTTCACAGCACTTTTAGGGACAGTGCCAAGGGACAGTAAAACAGGCAAGCCTAGTGCTAGTAAAGCAGCACTTCAGGATTACGCTGCGGACCACCACGTCATACAGACCTATTTGGCATGGAAGAAAAGTGAAAAGCGTCGTCAAATGGCTGAAGGGATGCTTGAAAAAATGGACCCGGATGGCTTTGTGCGTGCCAGCTACCTCCAGCTTGGATCGGAAACAGGCCGTATGTCCTGCATTAAGCCCAACAATCAGCAGATTCCCCGTGATACAGAGTTTCGGCAATGTGTTGAGGCTCCTGATGGTTGGCTACTTGTGGATGCGGATTTTGGTCAGATGGAACTTCGACTCGCTGCAGCAGTGGCGCAGGATGAAAAAATGACCAAGGCGTTCCAGGCTGGTGAAGACCTTCACACAGTTACCGCTGAGGCAATTGGTTGTTCTAGGCAGATCGCGAAAAGCGCCAATTTTGGTTTGCTGTATGGGTCGGGGGCTAAAGGTTTGCGGAATTACGCTGCTAGCTCTGGTGTCACCATGACTGTGGAGGCAGCTGCAACAATTCGTAACCAATGGTTGAGCACTTATGCAGGTGTGAAACAGTGGCAAAATCAGAATGCTGCAGACGCATCAAAAACAGCAAGTAATCGGTGGGCCGAAATTCGTATTCCGGGCTCTGATATGCGGCGTTTTCTGCCAGGTGGCATGAACCGCCTTACGGTAAGGTGCAACACTCCAATCCAAGGAGCTGGTGCGGCCATCCTTAAGTGCGCCCTAGGTAACCTCTGGCCAAAGGTTCTGGAAGCTGGTGAACAGGAAGTAAAAATTGCAGCTTGTATCCACGATGAAATTCTCTTACTTGTTCGTGAAGAAAAGGCTCAGCAGTGGGCGGACCAGCTAAAACAAGTAATGGAAAGCGCCGAAGCTAAGTGGTTGGGAGACATTCCGCCTCTAGCTGAACCTTCTATAGGGAAGCGTTGGTCCGAGATCCATTAATAAGTAGCGCAGCATGGTCAGCATCTATCGAACAGTCAACGGATGGTCCTTCCGTACCCCTCAGGAAATAGATTATTACTGTAGTCTTGCGGAAGTGATGGATGCTGCCTATGCCACCGGAAACAGGGCGGCAGATAATCATGAAGTTCCTGCAGTACGAGATAGCCCGTGCTACTACTGCAGATTTGCTCCGCGCAGCTAACTTTCTTGAAGGTGCTAGGGAAATAAGGCGAGGCTGCCGTAAACAGCGCACAAAAGCTCGTAAGGATCAGCAGACTGGCTGGCGTAAGCATGTCGATAGTTCCATTCTTTGGTAGCACAATGCTAGACTGAAATCTACTGGGCTACTACTTGATGGCGATTCGGCACGGAAATAAAACCTATATGCAGATCCTTCTTGATCCGCATAGGGCGAAATTACTGTTTGACTTAGCTGAAAAGGCTAGCACACGTCCCACCGCTTGGATTCGCGGCGCGGTGTACAAAGCATTGGAACGGGAATACCCTGCTGCAATTTATAACGAGGCAGTGGCTAAGGATGAAGCTGCTTGGCGTGCTTCTGTTCGTAAACGTGTGGAAGGCCGTATTAAGTCACGTAAAGCTCCTGAAGATTCCGAGTAAAAGGATTTGTACTGTGCTACTCTTCCTGGGTCTGATACTTACCAGCCAATGACTCGTTACGCACTTAAAACAACACACGAAGGTCAAGCTTTTTACCTTGCGGCCTACTACGAAAAACTTCCTGCAAACAATGGTATTTATTTGACGCTCATAGCAGAAGACGCCTGTTCCTATGTGACTATTGAGAAAGCTTGTCAAGTGGCACGTAGCCTCGAAGACAGCATGGGCTGCGTACCAAGCATTGTGGAAGTTTCTTACTGATGGACGGTTTTAGTGAATACCTGAAGGACATTGTCCGGTATCCGCTCTTGAACAAAGAGCAAGAAATACTGCTGGCGCGACAGATTCAGGTTTGGGTTACAGCTGAAAACCCGACCGAAAAACAAATAAAGGTAGGTAAGCGCGCCTACCAAAAGCTCATTAACTGCAACCTAAGGCTTGTGGTTTCTATTGCAAAACGTTACACATTACGTTCCAGGCGCACAGAAATGTTTGACATTGTGCAAGAAGGAAACATCGGGCTTGCTCACGGCATTAAAAAGTTTGATCCTGAGCGTGGTTACGCTTTGTCCACGTATGTCTATTGGTGGATCAGGCAGGCCATTAGCCGCTATTTGAGTTACCACGACCGTATGATTCGCATTCCGTCCCATGCCGGGGAAATATTACTAAAACTGCGTCAGTGGGCACCCCAGTTTGAGCTGTCGCACGGTAGGCCGCCTACCTTAGAAGAAAGCGCAGAATACTGTGCTACATCCCCTAAGCGGTTGCGGGAGTACCTGGAACGCAGTGAGGATTGCCTTAGCTTAGATAAACCTAGAACTGGGTTGGATTCTGAACATTCGTTGATTGAGGTTATTAGTGATGGGGCGCATCCCATGGACAAACTTGACAACCTCTTTTGCGGTGATACGGTGGACAGGTTGTTGATGTCGTTAAGCCCTGTAGATCGCACCATCGTTGAACGTGTTTTTGCTTTTGATGGCGGCGAAGCACAGACCTACATAAAAATTTCAAAAGACTTGGGTATATCTAGAGAGCGTGTAAGGCAAAGATACCATAAGGCCTTAAGAAAACTTAATGTGCTTGCAAAACTAGGTACTTGTGGGCCGCTGTAATGGAATGTTCTAGTTGTGGGGCTTCAGGTAGGGGCATCGTAAAAACCATAGGTACTCGTAGGTCACACGAAGTAGCGACGACACGAACTTGGAAATGTACGGTGTGCTCTGCACTTTCATATTCAGTAGAAATTTCTGTGGATAAACCACACATCCACTGCGACAAGCACTACCACATTAAAAAAGATGTGGTGCAACGTCTGATCTCTGCGCTTTATTCATGAGCAATGTTGAATTAGTCTGGGCAACTCCAGACGCTGAAAAACTGATCGTGCGCATGGCACGTGTTAGTAATCCCAGCAATGAAGACAATTGGGAAACCGGACCAGGGCTGCTTAAATACCTTGTTAAGCACAAGCACTGGTCGCCATTTGAGATGGCAAATATGTGCGTTCAAATCGATACTGAACGTGACATTGCTGCGCAGATACTGCGGCATCGGTCTTTTTCGTTCCAGGAATTTTCTACCCGATACAGCAAGACACAACCGGCTGAGATACCCTATTTTCGGCGGCAAGATTTTAAAAATCGACAGAACAGCATCAGTGATCTGCACCCACAGCATCAAGAAAATTTCCAAGCGGGTGCTGGTCGCATCATTGCTGATGCCTTTTTGTTTTATGACTCCCTACTGGAACGGGGCGTTGCCAAGGAGACGGCTAGACGCATCCTGCCACTCTGTACTCCTACTACCCTTTACATGCAGGGGACACTAAGGTCTTGGGTGCATTACATCCAGTTGCGGGCTGATAACGATACACAGCTCGAACACCGGCAGGTCGCTTTTAAATGTGCAGCCGTGTTTAAGCAGTGCTTTCCAACGGTGTACCAGGCCGTTTTTCCTACACTGAACCTATGAAAGTTATCTTTTTGAACTGGGTCGAGCGTATGGCTCTTGACATACTGGTGCGTAGTCCTCGCATTGGTATGCTCGCCGTTAAAGAAATGGATGGGCCGTTGCTTTTTATCGCTAATGACCCATTTGACGGAATGCCCATCGGTGATAGTAATCCAGTGGCAAACCAGTTAGAACGTATATACCGCAATTCGTCTAACGGACCAGAGTATGAGCAAGACTCTGGGGTTACCTGAACAGTGGTTCGTAGTATGCACGCTCGGCGGTGGCTTGTGCGTAGAGACTACTAACGAACAAAAAGCACGTACCATTGCAGACGTGCTTCACTGTTCCATCCATTCTGAAATGCGGGCTTCGCGGGCTTCGTTCCAGTAATCCCGTTCTTTGTACCATTTCTGCCAGTCATGGCCTGACTTATGGCTATTGCAGGAAAAGCAGCATCCAACTAGATTTCGTCGTTCTGTCATACCGCCTTTCCACTTTGGTACGACGTGGTCTAAGGTTGCATTCTTGCCTAACGGTTCAGCGCAGTAAGCACAGCAGTAGTTCCATTGCTGCAAAATTTGATCGCGAAAGCGCACCTTGGCTTTTTTACGGGAAACCAGCTCGGTCCCGTCGATCTGGTGGTCCACTACCACCGCGCCATAAACTGCAACAACCTATTTGACTTGCAGCTGTTTATATGGTAACGCCGGAAAAATTACGGCGTTGACCAAATACGACCTTCTTCGATACGACGACGGCGTAACCCTTCCTCAAAATGCGAACCAGGGTTTCGGTAAAGCAATAAAGCATCTGGGACTTGATCCCATTCGTGGTTCTTTAATACGCGGCTGATTGTGCTAAATCCTGGTAAACCGTAAAAATACGCTCCAAGGTTGAAGGCAAAGCTGATCAAAGCTGATTTTTGGTTGGAACTCATGCTTTTCCAAAACGGTATGTCGGCTTCAAGAATGTCTGCGGTGCGTTGTATCTCTAAGTTCAACATTTCTTCTGCCCTTTGCTGGCTGATTTTTTCGCCGAGCTTTACGCTTCGGCCTTCGGGATACCGGGTGTTTCCATAACCAATCGTTGGTATGCCAGCAGGACACAAATATGAAGTTAAATGACAACCTTCAAATTCTTTGATCAGCTCTACCGCCGCACCATAGCTTTTGTCGTTTACAGCTGAAATCCATGTCCCGTACCAGGGCTGGTCACGGTTAAGAATGTTTGGTTGTACTTTTAAAATTGCGGCTTCAAGCTCTACTAGCGCAGCACTCTGATGTGGCAGTTTCCGGTAGTAACGGAATAGGTCATTTAGGTGAACCGGGGTGTTTGGGCTCATGCCACGGTGCGCGAAGGTGCAGGTCGTTGATGCGTTGCGGAGGTGGCATCGCTTCCGGTTGGGTTGCGTGCCAGTCCTCTTCAGCTTGATCTAGTTTTTTGGGTAACGTTGCGTAAAATTTGCGGCGCTGAATAACCCTGTCTAATTTGCTCCACATGGAACGGGTGCTAAATAGAGCGATCCAGCGCCCGTCAGGCGGTATCAGCCCTTTTTTCCGGGCTTAACGCTGCGGAGTGCAGTAAACAAAAATTGGATGATGCTGTTGTCTTTTAGCTTGCTCATGCCGATCAGCTCAGATGCGGCAGCGACAACGATCCACAGAGCGGGGTGGCTAATGATTTCTTCGAAGTTCATGGCGTTCAAGACTTTGTCTAATACTAGCCTTGTGGGCTTTTGTACTCCAGAACGGTGATGCGGTTTCCGTGGTCGTTGAGACGTTCGTAAATTTCGCGGCGGTCAGCAGTGGCCTGTACTTTTTCCGCCTTCATGTCCTGATGTAAATCTTCAAGTTTCGTTGCAATAGATTCGACGCCAGCAGTGAGGCGAATAACCGCTTCACGACTTTCGCTGGTACGTCTGGTAAACCCAGAAAAGCTCATCCCAGCAATACCTAAAGACGCACCTAGGATTGCAGCGTAAATTTCAATCACGAATCCTAGACTTGTTGTTTTGAGTCTAAAGGGTCTGGCCTACCAGACAAGATTGCAACTGCACGCTTGTAAAACATGCAGTTGGTTTTTTCAGCTTTTTCTAGCGCGTCTTTGATACGCTTCCAATTTTCAAACGAGTGGCGGTCCATTGCGCTATGGGGTCAAGACGGTTCATTGATCGCAATTAGCGAATACCCGATGAGCAGCAACGTTCCAAGGGCACCGACAGCTACAAAAGTCATGACTCAACTTCTGCAGCGGCTGCAAAATCTGGAGCGTCTGGGTTAGGACTCCAAACATAGTAGTCCGATCCTGTCACATATTCGGCTAGAGCCTCGACTCTTGCTATATCGACATGTGGGGCAAGGTCGCCAATGCTTGCTGTTGCTTCAATGGCTGCAACTTTAGTTCCGCATTCGGTACGGATGGTTTGCCGCCAGGTCTTCCAATCTGCATTCATCGTCGTTCCGCGTTCCTTTGCTTTGATTACGCGCCAATCAGATGGAGCCAGTAATTTGTTTGCTGTGTCCTTAGTTTGGTTGATCCAAAGCGTGCTTAGCCCTGCATAATCCTTGGGGATCAAGTTACCGTCAGCGTCGTAACCCCAATAAAATTTCTGATCCCAGCTCTGGACGCTTGAGGCTTCCCATGTGATGCCAAGGTTGGTGCGGTCTTCTTCTGTAGAAAGCCGCAACCAATTAGCAGGGTATTGAACTGAATTGTGTTCCCACGCCACATCAAGAGGAAGGGTGCGGTCGCCGAGCTTGTAAGGCATGACTCTTGATCGATAAGGTGAGTTTAACGGGCGCGTGCCGTTTTGAATGGATGCGAAGCAAATGCGATATAGACGTAGGTATTTCCATTAATGTTCTCTGTTTGTCCATTTCTCCTTATTTTAAACCCTGTTGACGTAAAATCCAGAGTACTTGATGGATCTTCTGCATTGCTTAAATTAGGAGATAGCCGTTTTGAGGCATCATTAATAGGATCTCTGGCGTTATCTAAAATAATCCAATTTGAAGCGGCACTGATATTTTTGATCATTAAAAATGCAATTTTAAACCCGGTATATACGAACGGACCATCTGTAGCAGAACCGTTGCCGGTGTACGAACCAAATGCGCTATACCCTTCGACAGGTGCGAAGCAGTAGGCGACTGAGTTGCTAGCACCTGCATAATCGGCTCCAAGCGAAAAAACCGAAGACGTTGGTAGCGTGTTATTCCACGCGTCGATACTAGTGCTTTGTGCTGCATTCGTATTCAAAATCAGACTGTAAGCTGCAGAAGTTAGGGATTTATGCCACACGATCCAGCTATAAGCAGCATCACGAGATTTGACTATTACAAATTCTGGCGTAACTCCTAAACCATGACCAATGGTTCCACTGCCACTTGCTTGAGCGGTAAAACTAACAATCGAGAACCCAACACTTGGGTTGGCACGTACCTGTGAAGATATGCTGCCGTCAGTATTAGTTACCGTGGAAGATCCGGCGTCCCAGGTCCAGGCTATAAACGTATGCCCGCTGTCGTTGTAAGCATTGTCGGTTCCTAGCGTAAATCCATCAGAATTGAAACTAGTAACACCATTGCTTGGCGAGACCTCAGCACCGGTGGTGTTTGAGGAAAGATATTTGCCAGCACCTCTAACAGCATCTTCTAGCTTATGTCCAGAAACTGGAGTAGGCCCCCGATCTTTGATCCAAATAAGGTCAGGGCTTAGATTCATTCCAGTGATCGTTAAAGCACTGCCTGTTCCGGCATAAGCCTTTGCATCAAACGCCGTCGAGCCATCTGCAATTAAAGGATCACTTAGGTTCGCAGTGCATAACGCTTTAAAATTAGTAGGTGCGGCATAGGCCCAACTACGTTGGCCGAAGTTGACAGACCCAGATCTTGACGATCCATTTAAGCTAAATACTGCGTAATAAGGACCGTTTGTTAATCCAGTGTGAGAAGCAGTCCCACTATTAAGAGCAGTTCCGTTTTTGTAGATATACATATTGCCCGCGTCAGCATCAAAAGCCACGCCAATCAGATCACCTGTTGTCGATCCACCCGTATTACTCCAAGAGCCGTTAGCGCCTGTCCCGTTAACTTGTCCAAGTTCAGTTCCATAACCAGACCCAGGCGGGCTTCCGGCACCTAAGTTGCCGCCCATCTGCATGTCAAGAGGACCAACACCAACAATATGCTCATTACTGGCAGTGATTTCATATTCCCAATACCATTTGCCGCTCGACATTGCAATAGTGCTAACTGATCTTTGCCAGCTACTGCCACCAGTAACGTCTAAGTTGCCATTCGACAACGTCTGCGCCCCTAAAAGCGGATTCAACGTCGCATAATTGCCCGTTATTTCACCGCCTGCGCCCGTGTCATTTGCAGAGTCACCGTTGACTGGTGAATCACGTAGGGCGTCGATACCAGCCGCAAGTGGATCGGAAACACCAGCGTCCACAAGCATAAGACCATTAATTTTCAATCCGCTAAATGCACCTTGACCATTATTTTCATAAGCCCAAACATAGTTAAGAGTAATAGCAGTGCCGTCGTAAAGGGTTTGCCAGCCAACATTTGTGTTGCTGGTAATCACAGAAGTGGCACTGTTGTATCCAGCATCTGTTGTGTTAGTACCGTTAGTAAAAATTTCAAGCTTAGTTACACCAGTTAGTGCAGTGCCAGGTCTAAAAACAATTGTCTTGAGAGACTCTGCTGCGTATGTTTCGTTTGCCGCTCTATTGGTATTGCCGTTAAATGGTAACGTAGCCGGATAGCCCGAAAGAAAACTTTTTGCTGTAACTGTTGGTGCGTCAGAAGGTGTACCAGCCGTATAAAGAACGTCACTCCACGTCTGGCTGTTATACCAGGCACTGCCTGCCGCAACTAAATTATTAACCGACCAGTCATTGCCTTGGCCGCTGCTGTCCGTCCCGAGCGCCGAGTCAGAACTTGTATCCGAGAAATCAAGGTGGAAACCGTTGGTGCCATACGTTCCAGCATATTCCTTCGGTTGCCAGACTGAATTTGAATCGTATTCTCCGAAGTCAGATGGAGCTAAGGCTTGACCGTCGATTGATATAAATTCAGCTAAATAACCATCAAAGAAATCATTATAGTTATTTGCGTAAGCACCAATAGCGTGACCATAAGTATTGTTGTAAGGTGTTTCGTCGTTTTGACCGGCAACGGATCCGCTCCATAACTCTTGAACACCATTAACGTAAATTTTAACTCGATTAGATTCCGTGGCTTGCGTAGTATCTACAGCAACAACAACGTGATACCAAGCGGACGGGTCTCTAAATACTGCAGTTGTACTTAAACTGTTCCAAGAAGAACCAGTGATGTTAGTAGCAAACAATATGCCTCCGTTACCAGTAAAACGAAATTCTGTTCTAGGTGAAGATGCGTTACTTGCGCCAGGAGTTGAAGAAGCAGTAATAATGTTTTTTTGGGCAGCTAGATCCCCTAGTTTTGCCCAAAACGAAAATGTAAATGTTCTGCGATTACCCGCAGAGCTTGGAGTTCTATTCAGATAAGCACTATCCCCTGAATTGAATCTAAGGCTTCTGGGTATATCGTAACCTCCTGCTGCTGCTGCTGTCGATGCAAGAAATAGCGGTGACGCGCTTCCAGGAATACTCATGAGACGTTCAGCAATGAAGTAACTGTAATGCGCGTAGCACTTTCGCAATAATAAGCCAAAACATCAACAGCACCTCCCGTGGTCGTTAAAACTGGCGCGGTCCCTCCAGCAAACTTATACTTCGTCCCGCCATAAGCAAGCGTTCTGCTTCCCGTTCCATCCTGCGTGACCACGATCACACCAGACTGACCAGCAGTCACGTTTGTTGGATCGCCTAGTGTCCGATTACCACCGAGCTGGACGCTGAAATTATTCGACAAGCTTAGGTCTACCGCGATCGTTGCCGCATCAGTCAGCGCAGTAACCGCTCCACGCTGTGCCTTCGTAAAGCTCTGAGCAACTGCTAGGCCAGCAATTGTCGTCGTAGCGTCAGGCAACGTAACCGTCACATCAGATGTTGGGTTACAGGTCAACGTCAGCTCATTAGCGTCAACAGACGTGCCCTCCATCACGATGTTTGCATTAAACGTCGCGATTCCTGCAAAAGTTGAAGTACTGTCGAACGTTGCAACGCCAGTCACATCTAACGTTCCAGGCACATCAACATTGCTTGTGAACTCAACTCCATTGCCTGATGAGTTGGTTTGAACCAACTGGTGAGCCGCTGCACCAAAGCCAAGCTTGCTGACTGCAATAGCAGCGGAAGCGTTGATGTCAGCGTTAAGGATTGCACCATCCGCAATCATTGCGCTAGTGATGCTTCCTGTGTCACCAGTCGTGACAACCGTTCCAGTTACATTCGGCAGTGTGATCGTCCGGTCAGCGTTTGGATTGACAACCGTCAGAGTCGTCTCATACTCATCAGCCGCACTGCCCTCAAAGACGATCGTTCCATTCGTGTCGATGGTGACGTTGCCCGTAAACGTTGGGCTAGCAGATCCAACCTTTTCCGTGTCAAGCTCTTGGAGCGCAGCCTGGACATCAGTTGCGGCAATGTTTCCCGCAGGTGTGACTGAAATGTTACTGGCGGTTTGTCCAGCGATAGCGTTAGAAACGTCCACCAAGCTGAACGTTGTTCCCGTGCCAAGACTCACGAGCATGTCGGGCGGAGCCAAACTCACGCCAGGTGCCGCGCCAGAACCAGTGCCGCTAATGCTGACGACAACGTAATAGTTCAGGTTGGTGACCGCAGGGGCTGGTAACGCACTGCCTGCCGTAAAGCCAGCAGCAGAACCAGCAGTTGTTACGCTTTCAAGCAGGTTGGTACTTGCGTCATAGATTCCAGCAAGAATCAGGTTGCCGCTAATAACCGTGATTGGAACAAATGAGTTACCCGTATGGACGTAAAGATCTTCGTTTTTCTCGTCGTAAAAGAATTGACCCTTAAAGTCAGCCGTTGGGAAGGTGACAATGTTGTCAGTTGCTCCCGCACCACCGAACTTGGTTACAGAGCTATCAGCAAGTTTTGAACCATCAATCGAACTGTTCTGAATGCGGGCAGCAGGGAAAGCGCCTGTTGTTGTCTTGCTTGCATCCAGCTCTGGAACGTCAGCCGCTGCAATGTTTGTGGCCGAACTTACATGCCCTTGAGCATCAACTGTGACCTTGGTAAAGGTTCCAGGCGTAATCGAATTGGTGTGATTCAGCTCACCGCCAGACGCAACAGTTAAACCTGAACCAGGAAAGACAGCGCCTCTTGTAGATGCAGCCGCTTCAGGCATATCTGAGGCTGTAACTAAACGACCGCTAGTGACTAAACCGTTGGCGTCATATTGGGTTAGCTGAAATTCAGTTGTGTTTGCTGTGACGGTGTTGTCAACGTGGATCTCATTTCCACTCATTACCAGGCCATTGCCATTGACGACAACACCGCCCTTGGTCGATGTCGTCGCAACAGGTAAATCCGTGCCAGCAATAGCCCTATAAGCAACTGCTCCACCGGCACCCGTAGGCCCACCGAGGAAATGCGCTGCTGATGTCGTGTTATCCAGCGTTGGCGTGATCGTGACCTGATCACCGCTCGTGCTGATGTTGATATTGACCAGCCCAGAGGTGCTGCCAACAATTGTGTTGACCGAACCAGCGCCCTTAACGCTCTGCCAAGCAGAACCGTCCCAGATGTAAATCTTATTATCGTCAGTGTCTAAAGCGATCTGTCCGGTAAACGCACCAGACCCCGGCAGCGTTGTGACAAGGTCAACGGTTGCTTCATCAGCAATCTTGGCAGCAGTAACAGCGTCGTCAGCCAGTTGAGTTGCTGTGACTGCATTATTTGCAAGAGCAGATCCTGCAATCTCTGCGGATCCAAATAAAATCTTGGCCCCAGGTATTCCGCCGGCAGAAATCAGATCAACGCCTGAGTCAATCAGGTCGCTGACTGTGATTTTTTTGGTTTCAGATGCGCTGTTGTCAACAATTGCCAGCTCATCAGCCGCAGCTAGGTTTGCTCCGGTAAGGGCCGAAAGCTCACTAATCTTTAGGTCAGCCATGAGCGGTCATTCCTCTGCGGTTACTGGTCGGTCTCTAAGAGCAGTTTAGCGGCAGCATCTTGGTCTAAAAGTACGTGATCTGAGTTTTCCTGCAAGGCGGCATTAATTGGATCAGTTTTCATCCTGATCTGAATTGCTCCTGTCGTAATAAAATTAGCAGTGATTTGGACTGCTTCTGAAGGTGAAAACTGAACAGCACAAGCTGTGAGCACGCCGGTCAGTTCGTACCAAATATCATCGTCAGCCGTGTTAGAAATTCCAACAGGGTTGTAGTTATTTGTTTTTATGTAAAATTTTGCCTTGAATTGACTGCCAACGCGGGTTCTTAAGGCCAGTTCCAGCAAATAATGCGGTAGCTCGTTTACAGTGTTGCCAGCGTATTCCCAAAAACAAGTCATCTGACCAGAGCCAGACATCAACGTACTAATTCGGCTCCTAAATTCATCTGACAGCGTTGTTGTGTCAACGGTTTCGCGTTCAGTATTAAGCTCAAAACTACTAACTTGAGCCAGCAATCGGCCTGTGCTGTTTTGTACGGCAACAATTATTGGGATGTTAGTGCTTGGAACGGCAAGCGTGACTGCGTTCGCAGTGCCTCCATTGACTGCGTTAGCAAAACTCGTGTAAAGCCTTACGCCATCTAGCTCGTCAACATGAATAAACCTTGTAATGCTGTCATCCGTGTAGCTATCGATAAAATCTAAGGCGCTTCCGTCTGTGCTTTTAATTTGCAGTTGATCGCCAGTTATCAGCTGGCCATGCTCAAAATCAAAGCTAAAACGTTTCTTAGAAACGTTCACGTCACTTGTATTAATAACAGAAGATAACTCACCACCATCAAACTGCCTTTGCAGTTCAACTTCCCCAAATGTCCCTAAATAGACGGTCATCAGATTGTCGCGGTTGACAACGCGCCCGTACCAACAAAAGAAATCTCTGCTCGGGCAAGTTCAGCTGTTGCAGCGCCCATGCTTGCACTTGTGACGTATGCGGTCATCTTGATGTCATTGTTGTCCGTTCCATCGATCCATCGAAACGTAAGCTCAACCGTGTCTGTAGAGCTAACGCCAGCTGTTCCGGTTTTGACCAGCTTGCTGAGGAGGTCAGTCGTGTTAATTGAGCCTGAGTCCTCTTTGTAATAGAGCAAAGACGCGCTTCCTGAATAGCCGACAACGCCAGGGGCATAGCTGCGGATATTGTCGCTCAACGTAGTGGTCTCTAACGTCTCCAAGTCACTCTGGAACGCAAAGCTAACGACCTTGGCCACAGTCGTGCCAGCTATCTGTAAAGCGCCATCTCTGCCGGTGTAAACCTTGGCCATCAGCTCACTCCAACAGCAATAAAGCTCACTGTAACGCTACTGATGCCCGGTCGAACTTGAGTGATCGAGACAGGTTCTGCATATCGCCATTGAACTGCCGTTCCAGCATCGAAAAAGTCTGAAGAGCCTTCCCAGCCTTGACCAATCGTTGAAATGGCAGTGCCAAAGGCAAAAGTCTGATAAGTGCCTTTCTGGTCGTAATAATGCTGCGCAAACTGTTCGGCCTGAGCGTCAGTAATGTTTTCGTAAGTAAGCGAAAGCTTGTGGTTGACCCTCTTGTCTCCATAGAGGATTCTGACTTCCGCCCCGTTTTGAGAATTGAATTTCTTTACAGGCCAGTCGCCATAATCAAAAGACCTTGATGTCGGCGCAATAGTAGGAAATGCCATTAGTCCACATCACCCCCGACAAACTCAAAGTTGTTGCTCTCACCAAGCGCGTCACGCGCCAGTAAGCTCCTACCTTCTGAGTCTACTGCGTAATTGCTGGCCTTAATCGTGACGATTCCATCCTCGTTCACGTCAAGAGCCTCAATCTGATAGATCTGCGAATCTTCGTTAGAGCCTCCCCTTACAGAAAACACCGTTCCAAACAGCTCAGTAGCTTTACCGTTCTTGATTTCTAATGTGCCCTCCTGAATAACAGCGTTTTGACGGTTCCAGAAAAACACGGGATAGTTCCCATCAGCTAATGGAATCACAGAAATCACGCCGCCATCATCGTTAATGACCCCATTGTTCTCAGGGCGATAAGGGCTCATTTCGCTAGCGACTCGAATAAGCTTGCCCGGCTCAAGGCTTAAACCCCAAGGCAAGGTTTGAAACGTAATCGTGTGGGTTTGGTAGCGGCGAAGCGCCAGGAAGTATCTAGCAACTTTCTTTGCGTGCTCGGTGCTGTGAATATGAGAAAAATCAAACTCCTCAACAGGAAGCTCTGAACTGTTTGGCACGTCCGTATAACGACATACAAGGGTTCTTTGCTCTGGGAACTGATTAACCCTAGATCGAGTGTAAAGAATTGAAGATTGGAACAGCTTTCTTTCTTCCAGCTCTAGCCAATTGATCTCTAGGCTGTCTTCAATGATGTTGCCCTCAGTGAACATTCCCGAGATTGTTACCGGTTGAGATGCATCAATGACCCCATCGCTACTGCGGTAAGGAAGAGCAGGCTCAAGCGACATTCTGCCGTTTTTCATGCTTGTAAAGCACAAAACGCTAGGAGCTTGCGCAGCAAGCCAGCTGCGAAGATTGATAGGCTCAGCGATTACATCATCCCAAAACAGCTGATTAGCTCGTAAATACTTGGCGGTTACAATCAACGCATCACGGTCGATCAAACCAGAGTGAACAATTGAACCGACTCCGGTGTCTTTATTTGTGGTTAAATACCACATCAAGTCGGTAAGTAGATTGCTAGCCCCAACGTCACCATCCAGCAATCGTTCCACCTCAAGCCCATTTTTTAAATAACAGCGAAGCTGGTCAAGCTGCGTAAAATTATCGCTTGACTTTAACTTTAACCCAGCCATGGCGCATCCTTGATAATCGACAGGATCCTCTTCGCTAAGCGTTTCGTTTACATAAATAACTTCATGCTCAGGGCTGTCATCACAGCTGCGACTAATTAAATCCCCATAATGCGAAACTTCGGCCACTCCGCTATAACGCTGAAATAGTCTGGTGGCAAACTGAGGGGTGTCAAACTCTTGATAGGTTGAGCCGTAAACAATCTCATACTTAAAAGCAAACTGAACCCCGTTTGTATTTCGCGCAAACTTGACAAATGTATCGCCTGCGTTCCACTCGCCATTTAGGTCTCTGATGGTTGTAGCTGCGATTTCCCACCACCTATTCCTAGGCGTTCCGTCGTAGTTAATCTCAACAGATCGAATTGACATGTCCATGTAGACTTCACGCCCTGAATCTCTTGTATATTGCCAATTAACATTCTTTTGCGTGCCTACTGGAATATTGTCAAAATAAGGATCCTCAGCCGCAACAATGGACAAAATATTGCTTAAAGTTCTTGGTTCAATCGCTTGCCCCACCGTGTAAATACCGGCTGTTTCGTTTGCCGTGATGCTTACCAAGCTAACATCTTTCTTTGAGGGGTCTGGCTGGAAGCCTCCATATACAAGGTTAACTTTTCCATCGTCGTCTGTTATTAACTCGGGAACAATAGCCATCTCTAGATGGGTAAAGTAGTCGATTGGCTGAGCAAAGTACCCTCTGCCAGCAAGCGTAAACGTTCCAAGGTATGTTGCAAATGTCCAGCTTTGCAACGGTGTTCTCGCTCCATCAAGAACAAAAACAGTGTTTGTCCCTGCGCTTTGCTGTGTTGGAATGGCGCTATTAAAAGGTCTCAGTCTGTACTCAAACTGATTGTGCGAAGGGTGAGTCACCCTGATAAACGAGTAAATGTCAACAGGCGAATCTCCTACCACCGCGAAAAGATATGGCCCTAGATTTGTCCAGCCTTGGTTGTTTGTAGCCGTCGCGTCGTAATCACTTAAACGCACATCAAGAGCAAACAATGACATCCTATGGGCGTAGGTTGTCATCTTCCCTCCAGTAACTTGAATATCTTTATCGTTTAATCGGGCCATTATGCCCGGAGATTTTAGCGTGTTGAAATTTGTTATTCCGTTGAATCTTGTCCACACCTGAGACTTAATGCCAATCTCAGTTACGTCACAAGCCCTAGTGTTCTGGAACGTGCCAATCTCATACTTAAGGATTGGATAGTATGACTCTTCGATGTCTGAAAACGGCAAATACTTTTCTTGCTCGATTGCTGCACGGTCCACAATGCCAATCTTGCGCTGATTGCGGCTCCAGCCTTCCAAGCACTTCAGAGTAATTCTGAATCCATTTGCTGAATGCCTTTCTGGGTCGTACCTTTCGTTAGGGCGCTCAATGACTTGCCAAGTGGACCTCCCAATCATCCATGTTGAACCTTGGCTCAACAACTGATCGTAACGAGTGGATTCGCCTTGGATTAAAGACCTTATGTCGCTTAGATCAGCTGGAGGAAAATCGTGGTCTCCTACGATCGGAAAAGGCTCAGCTTTTTGCTTTCCTTTGCCAAGCAAAATAACAATCGTGTCGCCTGGGTTGACTTCAACTTCTTTCGTTAGATTTCCCCACTTCTCAAGAGTCTGATTTGCTTGAGTCCTGCTGTCTTCAATAGTATGTTCGACAAAGTTTTTCGGACCCGTGCCTCCAGGATAATGCTCAATAACTCCAACGCGACGGCAATAATTTACTCCCGTTCCAGGCATCCCCGCAGTTGTCGTTCCATCGTCAATACCACCTCCATAAGGGTGAGTAATGGCTAAATATCCATCGACGTATTTTCGCATCTGTGTTGCCGCTTCGTCTCTTTGCTCGTCTTCGCCAGAGTCCAAAAGTGAAATCACTTTCCAGTCAGGTCGAGCCGGTGTGCCGTTTGGGATCCCGGAATAAACCCCAAATCGCGTTTGAGATGTTGGGCTAAACGCTCCACAAAAACCAGGCTGATTTGCGCCTTCACGTGTTGGGCAATAAAACGCTTGATCGCTTCCGCTTATCCCTGGGTTGTCGTTGTTGCCGTCAATCCTAAGGTCTCCATATCGCAAGTTATATGCACGCAAACGACTACCGCCGCCCAAGACTTCAAAGCCACCGTTCCAATAAAAATCAAAATAGGTTTCGTAAATACCATCAAGAGCATTGTTGCCAAGGAAAATTCCTGCGAGGTCAGGCTTGGCTATGTTGCCTTGGCCTGCAACTGCAACAATCTCCGCGACTTGATAGCCTCCCCAGCTCTTCATCCGAGACCAGACAAGTTGCGGTGAAATTAGCAAGCCGCCTGTTTCATAAGTGTCTTCCCTACGAGTAAAAACAATAGGCACAACGTTGCCATAAGCCGCAAGCTCTTGCGCTGTATCAAAGCCGAAGCTAGGCGAAAAGATAGTACGCCCAGACTGGCTGCCAAGCTGACGACGCCGGATCTCAGCTGGTTGGTCTGGTTGCTTTGGTTTAGGAGCTAACAGGTAAGACGCTGCTGTAGATATAGCGCCAACGACAAGACTGACAAGAATTGAAGTTAATATACCGCCGCTTGGGTCGTTCCTGATGTCAGGAATATGAGCATACGCTTCAGGTCTTTTTTTGCTTCTACGTTGTACTTCTGCTGAAAAATGACGGTACTCTTCTTCACTGCAACCAAGAGCACTTATTAAACGCTTTTCGTACGGAAGCAGTGGCTGAACGACTCTGTGCCTATAGGGCTCCATGCCACCGCGTTCAGATGCAGATTTATGTAGAGACATCCTTTGTTCCAAAAGACCGCAAAGACAGGACTGCCCTCGCTTAGCAATAGCACATCTCCATCATACTGAGGCCGGTCAACTTGATCGCCCCACCGCAACAGATCACGCCCAAACTGCTTAACCGTTTGCCCGTACCAAGACTCCTTAAATTGCGGGGTCTCAATGCCCAGACGATCCAAAGCTATGTAAACCAGATGGATGCAGTCGATTGCGCCATCCTCCCCCGTTCCATCAGCGCCAAGACGGTAAGGCCGTCCAATTAAATCAATAAGATCAGTCAAGACACTCTGACTCGGCTGGTAAGAGGCAGGCTGCCCACTAGCTGACGATTCAAACGCTTGCGTGGAACGTCAGATCCAACAGCGTCAAACACTGAAGCAAGCTCAAGCGTCAAGGCTACTGACGACCATTTTGCAGATACAATCTGCCCGACGTAACGGCTGATCAATGTGTAATCTTCCCTGTTGTCTGGGTTGATCAAAACAGTTCTAACGTTTGCGATGTATTGATCCTGAACAGCGATCGTCGCAAAAGGACGGCTTAGCTCGTTATTGGGAAAAGCAATGGATGCAGGCTGATTGTCTCCAGCTTTAGTCACTGTTGACCCAGAAAATGCAAAGGGCAAAAATGCAAAATTGACTCTCGCTCCTGTGTTTACGTTGAAGAATGGAGCGTCTTCATTCACCCAGTAGTTTTGAAACGAAAAGCCTCCTTCAGCCACTGGCGTGCGGAGTGTCAGGTAATGAGCAAAGGCAAGCGTTGAGTCAGCCATCAGATTCCAATCCTCCTACGCTGCGTCGTGTTCTGCCTCAGCGTAGACAAAGCACGTTGTTCGCCTTGCCTTGCACCGCTGCTGGCTGCTTCCCTCATTCCGGCTTGGAACTGATCAGCAGTAACGTAATCAACCGAGTTGATGCGTTCCACGGTATAGCGAACGTCAATTGGTGCCAGTGTCGCCGTTCCACCGCCAGATGTGTCACCGCCTCCACCGTTTGCGGGGATAACAGAGTTACCGCGTGAACCCCTGGAATAACGGCTCATGCTTTCACGCATCTTGGATTCAGGGATGATGTACTCAGGTTCGCCACCTTCTCCGACTACAGCGTTAGTTGGGCCGGTGACGTAACCGCCTTCTGCGAATGCACCGGCAAAAGCAGTGCCGCCGCCAAAATCGCCGATGCTATTTCCAGTAATGCTTGGGGCGCTGGGGTTAAAGCCAATACCACCACCACCACCGCCAAAGGCGCTGGTAAGTATTCCTATCGCCTTCATGATTAACGCCTTGGCAATCATCTGAGTCGCCATATCAATAAAGGCTTTACCGATATTGGCGAACATGTCGCTAAAGGCTTCCTGGACCGAACCAGTGCCCGTAACAATGGACTGCACAGCAGATGACATTGCAGTAGCGGCTTCGTCTGCAATAAAGCCGTACTTCTCCATTAACTGGTTCTGGCGTAATTCCGCCTGCTCTACTTGGTCTAAAACCGGTAAAAGCGCCTCAAGTTTTTGTCTACGTTCTTCTAGACCTTTTATGTTGTCCGCAATAATTTCATTACTGGGGTCTGCTTCTAATTGTTTGTTTAAAATACTTACCTGAGTGTCTATGTCTCTGTATATGTCTTCTGTTCGACGAAGTTGCTCGATTCTAAGGTTTAACATGTCTGAATCGCCGCCTCCAAATGGCGAGGCAATCCTGCGTTCCACGTCCGCAATATTGCGCGTAAAGTCTCGCGTGATATCGGAAGTCTCTTCTGCTTGCTGCAAAGCGTTAATTTCTTTTTGTACCCTAAGCTGCTCTTTTTGCTGTCGTACTTGTTGTAACTGAGTAAAATATATCCGTTCAATAGTGTCGTATTGTGTGTTATACGTGTTAAACAAATGTTCTGCTTCTTTCTGAGATTTGGCTTGTGAAGCTCGCTGCTTGTACTGAATATCTAATATACGGGTTTTGAGTCTAAATTCGTATTCCAAAGCTTTCTCGCTTTCGTCTAGGAATGCTTTTTCTCCTTCAAATACACGGGTGCTTTGTAATCCCGCTCTACTGCCTGCAATCAAAGATTGCATACTTCCTATTTGGGACGAAGTAACACCTCTGTTCCGTGCTTCCATTTCTTGCTGAAGTCTTTTTGCTTCTGCGGCTGCCGCACGTTTTGCAGCTTGGTTTTCGCGTTCTAGCTGCTTTATTTGATCTTCTTTAGCTTTAGTTATAGCGTTTTCTAGTTGTAATTTTAAAGTAGTAGTTTTTACATTTAATTCTTCGAATTTAAGCTGTGCTTGAGCAGATGTTAGCTGTTTTTTGTCCTCTTGGCTAATAATAGCTTGTGCTTCTTCTGAGGCTTTTAAAAGTATTATTTCCTTTTCACTTTTTTGTACTCTTGCATCTAAAAGATTGCCTCTTCCTTGCTCAATAATAAACTCTTGTTCAGCAATTTGAAGGCCAATACGGCTACCTGATGTAGCCTGTAGTTGAGAATCTGCAGCTTTTTGCAAAGCTGCTTCTTTTTGTCGCACAACATCAGCTATTTTTTGCTCAAGCTCAAATTCGCTAATCTTACGTCGTAAAAATTCGTCTTGAGCTTTCTTTATAGCTGGGTCAGCACTAAATTCATTAACCCCACGTTTTACAAGTCGTGTAGTTTCAACTCTCTGTGCAATTGCCCCTGTAATTTGGCTTAAAAACGGTGCAATAGATGCAGATAAATCTGTGAAAGCTTTACTAAGCTGATTTGACAAGTTAGTGTTTGCGTCTCCATACTCCTTTAAAGCCTGCACACCGTCTTCGCCCACAATTACAGCTAGCTGTTGAGACGCCAGCTGTAAAGCTTTTTCAGACCCAACAAAGGATTCCAGCGATTTAATTAGCTTTCCGTTCTCTGTACCAGCGAGTCCGGCGGCATCTGCTAAAGCACCAATGTCTGCAGTTAGCGGGTTTAAAGCTTTGCCAAGGTCTCCGGCTTTAGCAATTAAGGTATCAACTGCCGTTCCAACCGCAGTGCCTACTAGCGACAGTCCAAAGCCAAATTGACCTCCTGCAAGTCCGCCTAACGCGCCGCCAGCAGCACCGCCTACTGAGGCACCGACTCCTTGGCCGAAAAGCAGCGGGAACGCACCACCGATGATTGCGTTGCTTGCGGCACCCTGTAATTTTTTATTTCGGGCTGTGCGCTGTTTAGCGGCAGGACTGCCTGGGATGCCTACTGCTCCGCCAATCGGGCTGGTCTGGCCCCGCAGAGTGCCCGTTTCTCTTAAACGTCGATCAAAGTCTTCAAGTTGTTTTTTATTAGATTTTTCTGTTAAGGTATTTATTTCATTTCTTTTGCTTTTTTCTACGTCAAGCCGTTTTAATAATCTATCAAACTCGGCGTTGTCCGCCTCTACACGCTGTCGTATTAGACTGTTTTCAAATTGTTTTTCAATATTAAACAGTTTGGTTTGAAATGCTTTTTGTGCTGCAAATTCTTTTTGGTTAGCTTGGCTTTTTAGTGCAGCCTCCCTTGCAAGCTGTTCTGCGCGTCCAGTGCGCTCTTGAGGAGAAATAGGCCCAATAGGACTTAGGTACTGGGTGGTACGTGCTGATCTAGCCGGTAAAGCAGAAGATAAAGCTGTACTAGAAGCTGCACCTGGCCCTATAGGGCCTGGGTACTGCGAACCGCCCCTAAAGGCACCGCGCAAATAGCCGCCTGACATTGTGGTGGCAGCCCCCCGTTGTGTGGGGGCAGCCGCTGCGGCGTTATAAGCTTTAAGGGCTGCTGTGGCTTGAGTGCGAGCACTTATTTCCTGGTCAATAAGGTCATTAGTTATTTTCTGTGCTTGATTAGACGCACCAAGTGCTGTTACAAACTCTCTGATATTTTTTGCATAATCACCTGTCGCTTTTCCAGCGTCATTAAGTTCAATTTGTACTTGGTCTAAATTTCTTTTGGCTGTAGATAAGGCGGCAGAGTATTCGTTTACGCTTTGTACGGCAATTCTGTCAAATAAAGGCTTTTTATTATTTTTGTCTATTAACGTTGCTAGGTTTTGTAACCTGTTCTGCAGGTCTTTTAAACGCGCTGCGCCCTTTATACCGATTTCAATTTCAGCTCTGTATGCCACGATCCACAGCTGGTACGTCGTTTTCTATTCTAGGCCCAGAATAGGTTACCTTCGGCGGCGGGCTTTTTCCATTTGCTTTTCTTGGTCCTCGTTAAGGATCTGGAAATAGGCGCTCCAGCCGATTAATTCTTCCGGTGTCATCGCGGTGCGGACTTCGGTCAAGCTCATGCCAAGCTCTTTGGCAACGCCAAATTGCAGCATGAGCCAGTTGTCTTTGCGAAGTTCCGCAACTAGGATTTTGGGTCCATTGGCTCTTCGTCTTCGTCAGCAAGAATGGCCAGCATCAAAGACTGCAGATCGCTGTCTTTGACTTCGTTTTTTAAAATATCGATTTCACCGGCAGAGAAAAGCTTGGCGCCGCTTTCGTCCTGTGCTTTGCCAATTAGCAGCTGCAGTGCGAACGCTCCAGCGTCGTCAGATTTGGCTTGCTTCTGGGCGCGTTCGCGTTCAGCCATGGTTAGCGGGCTGATCCACATCTCAAATGTGGTGCCGTCAGACAGCTCGACTGTGCGCTTGCTTGGCTGGAGATTTGCTGCTTTACGCAACCGGTCAATGGCGCGAGTAGATCCAGCGGGCATGATTTGTACTTGACTATAAAGTAACTATAGCGTAGCGCAATAAAAACCCCGGCAAAAACCGGGGCTATGTATCTACTTAAGTAGCACTTTATCAGGTCTGGCTGAAGTCGAAGCTTGGGGTGCCGGATGGGCGGAAGCTTACGCTTACAGACTGTGCGTCGTCAGGGGTGACGTTCATGCTGGCAGAAGTCAGCACTGCTTCAAACTCGATGGAACGGCTTGCGGCTTCGTTCACTGAACCGCTGCTGAACACTTGGTCGGTGTAAAGCTTGAACGCAGCACCAGTTTGGTTGCGCTGAAGCACGTCCTCGATCATGCGGTTGCTAAGGGAAGCGTCTTCGTCGGTCATGTAGACCGTTGCGCTGCCCGTACCATCGCCGAAACCGGAGATGTAGCTGCGGAATGGAACGTACTGACCAGGGGTTTGGCCGATGGTGGTTACATCGATTTCAGCACGGTTGATTTCAAAGCTCCAGTCACGGACCTGTCCGACTACTGCAAACTCGGCGTAGGCAACTTGGAAAGCGTTGGGGCTAACAGCTGTACCGTCGTCGGTGATGGTGACTGTCGCGCCACCCAGGGTTGCAGACACCTGCAGCACTCCAGTGCTGGCGGTGTAGGCAATAACGTAGTAGGTGGTCGAAAGGCTGAGTCCTGCGGGAAGTGTGCCTGTGCCTGCGCCGCCAGTTTGAGTGTTGATCACACTAAACTGCACAGGATCACCTACTTTTAAATTCAAGTAGGTTCCAACAGTGATGGTGTCTGCGCCAGTATCGACGTTAGACTCGGCAAAACTGCTGGTTGTGCCAGCGGGCTTGTAGTAGAGGGCACCTGAAGTGCCGGACAGAACGGTGGTGGCCATTGGTACGCCAAAAATTAAGGGTCTCTGCGGGCACTGCCCGGCTTCTTACAGGTTAGCGACTATTTAAGTCAGCACAGTTGCTACATAGCCTGTATCAATACGACCTACAAAGTGCGGGGATTCATCAGTAGCTGAAAATGTAGGACCGTTTATCTCTCCTACTTTTACGAAGACGCCTGTAGTAGTTTTGGATGTGTTATTAATTGTCTCTAATACGTTTACAGCAGTTGTTACTAACTCTTGATTGCGGGCCGGACCACGGCCTTTTTCTGTGAACAAGCGGATTACTAACGCACCACGGGCATTATCCACGCTAGAGGTAAGCGTTGGTTCGTTGGTTAGACCGAACGTGATGTTGACGCGCACATACTCGGTGGTTGTATTTGGTGGAACGGCAGTGATGTTGTCGAAATACACTGGTACTGCAGGGGACAGGTTGTTAAACGCCGTCAGTAACGGGTTCTCCATTGATGCCCGGATCGCTTG